ATTTCAAAACCCCTCAAAGAGAAGTTGAAGTGTGAAGCAATCAACCTCAACTTTCTGAAAAAAACATCGCGAGCTAAACTGCCACTATGAAGATGACTGGTTTTCAGTGTTTTCAAACATATCTTGCACTCAAAAACCATTTTTCATCAGGTTGTTATGATTACTTCAAATACAATGGCAAAACCAGCGTAAGAGAAGATTCTTTCAAAATGAGGAAGGATAGATACTTCTTCGAAGCTATGTCTAGGAAAAGAAACGACACTGAGATACGTGAGTTTTTTGTTTCCAATTTCATAGCATCAGATGATCCTTCCAAACTCTGGATTCGATCTATTGTGAAAGATGGTGAAGAAAATTTTATTTCGTGGAGAAAAAGAAATAGGAATTTGACCTATAACTTTTCTAATGAAGTTGATGAGATTTTTGAAGTAGGTGTTGATGAAGCATTTACTTGTAAAAAGAATTCACATCCAATCATTTTGAGGAAGTACCTTTCTGGAAAAGTCTGTATTGAAACTCTTGTCATTCTAAACAAAATTTTTAGATTCAAAAAAGACTACGATAAAGTCCTCCAAGATCCTATATGGGAATCGATCTCTACAAAGATTGAACAATATGAACCTTTTGTACAGGTGGAGATTGACAAATTCGTACAAATAGTAAAAGGAAAGGTCACATGAGTTTTTTCGACTCAGAAATAGTACAAAACGAAATCAAAGCAGTCATGGAACTGCAAAAGGAAATTTATCTAGCCTCTGCTAGATATATGATTATGAATCAAGAAGAAAGAATCGATCACATTGATTTGATGCAAAAACTTCTTGACAAACAAAGAATTCTTCATGCTAGACTCAAACTCTGTGATGACCCACAGGCTAACGAGATGCTTGCTAAAATGAGGGCAACTGCAAGTTCCCTTGGTATTGATGAGAAAGTATCTTTTGAAGAACTCTTTGATAACATGGATCGAATTATCAAAAGCATGAGAAGATCGGTGGAAGTTTCCTAATGGAAAACAATACTCCTGACGACGAATGGCGATGTGAAGTGAAGCTTGGAATCAATGAACTTCGCATAATGTATAATCACATCTGCTATTCTTACGAAACATGGCCAGGTTATCCACGGCGTCCTTTAGATGAGCAAGAATATCTGAGAATCATGAAACTCAGATTGTTTGCCATGATACAGGAGTACAACTTCACCCACCTTGACAGCGATAAATAACTGTGCTACGATGATCCAGTAGCAACCCACACAACGAATACTACGAATCCAATGTCCTTTTCAAATCTCAAGAAAAACAACAAATCCATTTTTGCTAAACTCTCTCAAGAACTTGAGAAGTCCCAGAACACACAAAGCGGAGGCGCTGATGAGCGCATCTGGAAACCTGAGATGGATGTGTCTGGTAATGGTTATGCTGTAATTCGATTTCTCCCTGCCCCTGACGGTGAAGACATCCCTTGGGCAAAACTCTGGAGTCATGCATTCCAAGGTCCTGGTGGTTGGTACATTGAGAACTCTCTCACCACCATGAATCAGAAAGATCCTGTTTCTGAGTACAATCGTGAACTCTGGAACAGTGGTAGCGATAAAGATAAAGAAACTGTTCGTAAGCAGAAGCGTAAACTGTCTTACTACGCAAACATCTATGTTGTTCAGGATCCCAAGAATCCTGAGAACGAAGGTCGGGTTTTCCTCTATAAGTTCGGTAAGAAGATCTTCGACAAGATTACTGAAGCAATGGAGCCTGCCTTTGCTGATGAGAGTCCTGTCAATCCCTTCGACTTCTGGGAAGGTGCTGACTTCAAACTGAAACTTCGTAAGGTCGATGGTTACTGGAACTACGACAAGTCTGAGTTTGCTTCTCCTTCCCCTCTGATGGGTGGTGATGATGCTAAACTGGAAGCACTCTGGAAGTCTCAGTATTCTCTTGCTGACCTGACTTCTCCTGATAAGTTCAAGTCCTATGATCAACTCAAGGCACGTCTTGATCTTGTCCTCGGCAAGAAGAAGCAAGCACCTCGCATCGATGAGGAACTCGAAGATGAAAGTGAAGGTCGTGGTTCATTCACTCCTAACTTCAACTCCCGTGACATCAATCCTGTCCCCCAGGCAATGCGCGAAGAACTGAATTCCCTTACTCCTCCCAGCAAGGTCGAAGATGAGGATCTTGATGAGTCACTCTCTTATTTCCAACGATTGGCTGATGCTTGATGGCTAAAGCAAGAGTAAAAATCATTCATCAAGATTGTGATGAATCGAAGGGAGAGGACAGATCTCTCCCTTATACTGCTTACATAGTTACATATCGAGACGGGGGACATCTCAAGCATGATATTGCAACTGCTCCCAAAAAAGTAGACATTTTTGACTACTATTGGGATGAGTATCGTCATGATTTTGTGACCATGAAGCAAACTGAGGGTAGAGTCAATCCTAAACTCTGGAGTCCTCCTAAATAGTTCTGTCGCTTTTCGTGCGCGACACGCTACAAAAGGAATAACGCGATTTGAGGGGTTTGACCACCCCTCTTTTTTTGTCAATAATATTTTCTAACGAGATCGATAGCGGTTCTCTTAGTTTTTAGATCTTCCAAATCAGAGTTAGGTTCGTATGAGGTAATCTCCTCAAAGTCTGCAATAAATGCTTGCAGGAACTGTGGTTTGAGAAGATCTATTTCTCTTTTTGCATCATTCAATCTTTCTTCATATTCATAATTTGTCACTGCATATGTGTCAGTAGCGAACGTCAGAGTTTTCTTGACAACAGGACTTTGAGAATAGAGATACTCATAGGTCCATCCAGATTGAACTGTAAGACCCTCTCTTACCACTAAATTACCCTGAGAGTCTGTTATCCGATTAGTTTCGTTGTGATGAACAGCCTCTGGATTATCATACTTAGAATAAACATATTCTTCCAGTGCTTGTTGATCTAATGGCCAGTCTGTATAAACATCTGAAATGTCATTGATAATCATGACGACCCAATGCAGGTTAGGATCATCATAGATATCATGTGCTACTTGTTCTGGAGTGTTTCCCTCAGGAATTAGATACTTATAGAACTGTAAGGCAGCACGTCGAGCATTGTCACTCAGTTTATACTTCCTAAAAAGATTTTTGACTTTGACGAAATCACCAGATCCTGCTTTGGTGATTTTTGTAGTATAAAGTAAGTCTGGTAATTTTGAGAAATACATTAGTAACCTGCTCCTGTGGATTCGATAATATCGTCTGCGTAAAGCAGTTTGAGTTCTTTGAAGGTGAGTGTCAATGCAGTTGCAACTGGTGAAGTATTAGCATAAGTTGCATAGACATTATCTGGTGTGTATTCAACACTCATGTTTTCAAGAACCATGGGTTTGAATTTGTTGATAAATTCATGTTCTTCAGATCCATGCATAAACTTCAACTGAAATGCCATTGGATATTGAACATATCTCCCACCAACACTCTGTGCTCCACCACCTGGAGACTTGGATGGGTGCATTGAAATCTTGAATGCTCTTACAATATCACGAACAGTTTTTGTTTCTGCTTCACTTCTAGGACTCATGAGGATTCTAAAGTTTGCAGATCTTTGTCCACCATGACCAGACCAGAACAATTCGATTGTGGTATTGACTCCAACACCTTGAGACAAACCTAGTAAGTTATTAGTATCAAAACCAGAGACGCCAGGAAGACTATTCAATCCACCAGCAAGAACTGAAGCAGCAAATGTTGTTTCTGCACCCTGAAGTGCTTTTTGAATGTAAGAAGAGACTTGATCTGAAGAACCACCACTGATTGCTTGCTGAAGTGATCCAACTGCCATTCTTGCACCTGGAGTCAATGGAAGGGCACCCCAGTTTTGTCCGTATGACGTGCCAAGATTATTTGGCATGTAAAACATTATATTACCTAAAGATTCTCCTTGAATACCAGTTTCTCCAGAAAATGCTGGTTGATGCTCATAGATATCAATCATCATATAGTCTGTAGTTTGATCGAACAGATCATCAGGATATTTCAAACCACCACTAGCAAAAAGACCACCTAATGCATCTTTTACTGCATTAGATTTCTCAATCTTTGGGGCTGGAGTTTCTTTAGTTTCACCTCCTTTATTCTCTGTCGAAGTGGATGGAGTACTAGTTTTATCGCTATTTTGAGGAGGTCCATTTGCTGCAGCTTTTGTTCCCTGAATCAGAGCACCAGTTTGACTGTCAAACTCTCCTACCCCAGGTTGTTCATATGTAGAAGGTTTTGGAATCGGACGACCTGTTGCATAATCATAATATGATCCATCACCACCCTTATAATAGGATGGTGTGTTTGCGCCGCCAGGTCGGGAGGTTCCGATTTTCCCTTCTTCCCTTTTTGCCCTCCTTTGATTTCCATTTAGTCTTCCCATTACTTGACCCCTAGTTCGTTTTCAGTAAGAATTTTGAATTTCCATTGTCTATCTAAACAGTATTCTTCTGCAGCTTTCCACTTCGCTTGATTTACTGCATAAGTTTTCACTTCATTGATATAAGTCTTGGTTTTTCTTTTCCCTGGTTTGGGTCCATTCACTTGATACTTTGGTTTGATTTCAATAATGTACTTATCAATCTTACCAAGTTTATTTTTTACTTTGATATAGAAGTCTGGAAAATATCTGTGTCTCCTACTATCAATAGGAGAGATATATGGAATCACAATTTCTTCTGATCCCCACTCAAGAACACCTGCGTTTTTATCACACCAAACCATAAACTTTCTTTCCCACAAAGATCTGTAGATAATATTCGTGGGATCGCCTTTATATTTTTTAGTATTAGATGGGGAGTATTTTCCTTTATATGCCAAGATAAATAATGATAACACCCTAAGTATTATTTAGATGCTACACGATCAGGTAAAAAAATTATTAGCAAAAGGACCTGCATCTGCAAATAGATATATGGCTATTTTTTCTGGTGGTGGTACTGGAAGTCTAGGATGGGCAGAAGGTTTGACTGACCAGTTGAGAATTTTGAATGAGCACTCCAATGTTCTTATAACAAATATTCAGTTTCCTGGTAGATCATTTGCTACTGGAGAGATGCGTGGTGATATGGCGATTGGACATAGCAGAAAGTATGTTCACAGTATGTTATTCAATGAATTTTCGATGACATATACATTGACTGGAGATTTAGCAACTCATAAAATTTTCAATATGTGGTTGGAAAAACTAGCTCCTAGAGTCGGTGAACATGCCTTGACAAGAAGAGATGTAAGAGTTGCATATTACAATACCTATATTGATCCTAAGATCATTTTGAAAAAGTTGGAAAGAGATGATACTGTATCTCTAACCACAAACGTTTACAATGCTTTCCCATTGAATGTATCTGATCTTGCTTTGTCTGCTTCAAGCAATAGCAGCACATTAGAATTTACTGTCAACTTTGCATATGAATCATTCGAGAACTTCTATGATGGAGTATCTGATGAGCAAAGAAGTGGTGGTTCGCAAGCAAGTCAAGGAACTACTCCAGACACTGCAGCAGGTGATTTAGATTATGCAGTTGAGTTGAAACCTGATTTGCTACATAATTATTTTCAAGCTGGAGATGTCAAGATTGAAGATAATCATTTCGCAGCTCTTGGAGATGATAGTGGTATTGATTATAATTCCATTATGAAACTAGATGTTGGTCAGTCAAATGAGGCAACGAAGAAACTTGTTGCTGAAGAGAAAAAACTTGCAAATAGTGGTAAGTCTGATTCACCACAAAGAACTAGTAGCACTAGTTTCAATCTAGGTGATGTCACTTTAGAATGATTCCGTGCTATAATAAATACATATACCAGATTATTTTTTTGAATCATCATGCCATTACCCAAGATTACTGCTCCTTCGTATGAAGTGAGTTTGCCATCAAGTGGAAAAACTATCAAGTATAGACCATTTCTTGTCAAGGAAGAGAAGGTTTTGATGCTGGCATCAGAATCTAATAATCCAAAAGATGTCGCTAGCGCGATCAAATCTATCTTATCTGCTTGTATTGTTTCTAGAATCAAAATTGAAGAACTTGCTTCTTTTGACATTGAGTATCTCTTCCTGAATGTACGAGCAAAGTCTGTTGGTGAGGTTCTAGAAATTACAGCACCTCTTCCTTCTGATCCAAACTCTACTGTCAAATTAGAAGTCAACCTTCAGGATGTGGCAGTTCAATTCCCAGAAGGTCACGAAAAGGAGATTGAAATTACTGATGATCTTACAGTGGTGATGAAGTATCCAAGTATGGATATGTTCATCGATATGAATTTTACTGATAAGGAAGTTGATCCTTTTGATGTAATTGGTAAGTGTATTGACCAGATTATTCAAGGTGATGAAATTTGGGAAGGATCTGAGTGTTCTAAGAAAGAACTGACTGAGTTTGTTGAGTCAATGACATCAGAGCAGTTCGCTAAGGTCAATAAGTTCTTTGAAACTATGCCTAAACTTGAGCATAAAGTTTCTGTTCCCAATCCAGAAACTGGAGAATCTGAAGAAATCACTCTATCTGGTATTGGCGATTTTTTCGGTTAGTGATGGGATACATATCCCTTGAAGTATATTATGAAACCAATTTCGCATTGATACATCATCATAAGTGGTCATTGACTGAAATTGAAAGTCTAATGCCTTGGGAAAGGGATGTGTATGTGTCCATGCTCTCTGCTTTCTTGGAAGAAGAAAAACTAAAAATGGAACAACAAAAGAAAGGATTCTAAATGGCTAATACCATCGATGTCAAAGGTGCGATTGTAAATATCACATCATCAAAAGCTATAAATTTTGATAAGATGATGGGGTCTGCTGGCGGTGCTGGTGGACAAGGAAAGTCAGCTAAATTTTCTGATAAAGGAGAATATAAGAATCTCGGTAAGTTTGTTGTCCTCATGGGACAAAGTTTGAAGAAGATGAATGTGAATCTTCTTCAAACTAAGAAGGAAATCACAGGTTTCAGAAAAGAGAATGGTGAGAAACTGACTGCGATTGCAACTGAAATTGGTGCTCAGAGAGCAGAACTCAAATCATTTGCAAAGTCACAGAAGAAAGCAAACAAGACACTCAAGGATCTTGCAGGTAAGGTAGGAACTTCTCTAGAGTTAGATAAGATCCGAAACAAAGGTGCTCTTGAGGATAGAAAGGAAAGAAGAAAAGATAGAGCAGAAAGAAGAAGGGCAGAACGAGAAAGTGCATTAGAAAAAGGTAAGAGAGCAGTTGGTGCTGCAGGAAAGGGTATAGGGAAACTTGCTAAAGGTGGCAAGAACTTCCTTGATACCATTATGGATTTCCTTGGAATC